ACGGTGCGCAGGCGCGCCGCCGGCGACGCCGGATCGAGCGCACCGGTCAGGAGCTCGACGCCTTCGGCCAGCGCCACGGCGCTCGTCTCGGCGCTGCCGTCGAACGCCAGGCGCGACAGCTCCACCACCAGGTGCGCGTCACCTTCCTTGGCGGCTTCCTTGCGGCCGCGGAACTCGTGCGCCTCGGCCCAGGCGGTGGCCTGCTCGCGGGTGAACTTCTTCGTGTCGAAGCGCAGGGCGCGCGGCACCTGCAGCGGGGCCGGGGCCTTCGTCTCGCTGGCGGCCGCGGTAGTCACGCCCGCGGCGCTCGCCGGGTCCTGGGCACGGCGCACCAGGGTGAACTCGGTTCCCGGGGTGCCTCCTGCATCGACCAGCGACACCTCGGCGATGCGGAACTTGTGGTAGGTCGGCACGCTCTTGCCGTCCCGCTTCACGGTGCGCGGCGGCTCCATCGGGTTGGCGCCGATCGAGAACCCGGTGTAGACGCGCTTGCGGCACTTCTCGCGGGCGGCTTCGTCGATCACCTCGGCGCAGATGTACTGGCCGCGCTCCTCCGCATCCGGGCGCCAGCCGATGCACTTCCCGGCGGCCACCTTCTGGTGCATCTCCCGGATGTTGCCCATCGACTCGCCGTTGGTGAGCCGCTGGAAGGTGTCCGTCCACTCGGTGAACGCCTCGACGGCGCCGTCGTAGTCGAACGCCGTGCCGCGGTCGTCGACGGCGTCGCGCGTGGCGTAGCCCTCGACGAAGACGCTGCCGCCCTCTTCGTGCACCTTGGTGATCGGAACGAACAAGCGGAACATGTGCGGCGTCTCCTCGCCCCCGAAAGAGAAAAGGCCTGCCGGGGTGTCGGCCCCGACAGGCCTTCTGATCTCTCGGTCTCGTTGTGAGAACCGCTGCGCTGCGCGGCGCCGCGGCGGTTGATGCGTTCTCCCTACGTCAGGCGGTCCCCTTCAACCTCGCCGCGATTCGTCCCGGTGTCAACGGCAGGGGCGAATCCGATGACTCGCGGCCGCCCGAGCGGCTTGCCGCTGGCGTCGAACAGCACGGGCTGCGGCGCAGCCTCGGGAATCGTGCCCGTGACCGTCGCTGGGCCGACCGGCCACTCCCGGTCTCTCCTGTACCAGGCGTTCGTGTACTTCCCCAGCCAGCCGTGATCGCGCATCACGCCGCCTCCTGGTCGATGGAATCCACGTCCGGGATGCCCTCCCGCCGGCAGTGCGGGTGGCCGATCGGGTACTCCTGGAACTCCTCGAGCGACCAGGTCTCGCCGTTCACCCCGTCCTCGCTGTCGTCGTGCCCATCGCGCAGACAGCCCGGTCCATCGAGGATGGTAACGCGCTGCACGCCGGCCTCGCCGTAGGTCTTCGCGGCGCCCTGGTTGACGGCGATCGACACCTCGCTCCGGGCGATCGCGTCGGCCCGGGTTTCCCAGATGGTCCCGTCCTCGATCTCGCCGGCGAGCCGGTCGCGCGTCCAACCTTCCTTCACCGCCTTGGCGACGAGCCCCTGGATGCGGTCGCGCACCGTCTGCGCCACCGACCACTTGGCGTGCGGGTTCTGCACGAGCGTGCCGTCGTCGAGACGGCGCATCCCCACGAGCTCGGCCGCGCGGTCCTCCGCGTAATCGGCTGCGGCCTGGTCGAGCATGCCGAAGGCGATCGCCTCGTCCCCCACCTTCTGGATGCCGAGCTCGCCGCCGTCGGCGAACGCCGTGCGCAGGTGCGGCTCGACCTTGCCGACGAACACCTTCCAGTCCATGACGCCGTCGATCTGGGCGTCGGAAGGCGTCTCGTCCTTCGCCGCCTCGTCGCGCTCGAGCGCCGGGTGATAGGCATGGCGCACCAGCTGGGCCACGGCCGGGGCGCGCTTCCGGAAGTGCTCGAGCGCGGCCGCGCGCAGCCCCATCTCGAGGCGGATGCGCTGGCGAGCCTGCAGGAGCGGCCGCCGGGCCCGAACGAGGACCGCGAAGCCCCAGCCCAGGTCCTCCGCGGTTTTCGAGTGGCGGATCCATTCGTCGAGGGCGGTGCGCAGGGCGGTCGGCACGGCGGTCGTCTGGAACGGCCGCGGCGGCCGCCTCGAGGCGAGGTCCTTGGCCGCCACCTTCTGCCAGCGCTTCAGGTCCTGCAGAGCGGCGCGCGTGAGGCCGGGAACCGCCAGGCGGCTCTGGGGCGGGATCTTCTCCTCGCCGGCGGGCGCGGCCGCGGCGCCCGCATGAGCGGGCGGCTTCCCAGGAGGACCTCCCGCGCCCGGTGCGCCCGGTACCGGCGCCGCGTTGGCCTCGGCCTTCTGCTCCGGGGTCATCGGCGCCTTGCCCTCGGACTCGCGAACCTCGTCGACGGTGAAGATCCCCTCGCCCACATAGGCGACGTTCTTCTCCATCTGCAGGCGCTCGTCCGACTGCTTCTCTTCCTTCCACATGAACTCGACGCCGTCGTATCCGAGGAACTCCTCGATCTCCCGGTTGATGAGCCCGGCGATGAAGCCTTTGCGGAACTTGGTGCCCGAGTCGCTCTCGGCCGCGTCCGCCTGCTGCGACGTCGCCCGGTTCATCATCCGCACGACACCGATCGGCGAGGCGTTGAACGCCGCGTAGATGTCGCGCTTCAGCGCTTCGTCGAAATCGGAGGACCAGGTGTCATGGCTGCGCGGGTCCTCGAGGCCGGTGCCTTCGCCGCCCGCCATCAGGCGCAGGCGCGATCGCAGCTTCGGATTGCCGACCAGCAGCTGGTCGAGGATGCTCTGCGCTGTCTCGATCTGCTCCGGCGTCCAGGTGTCCGGGCACTTCCAGAACGCCTCGGGCACGTTGCCCTCGGTGTAGAACCCGAGATAGTGCAGGTAGCGGCGGACGTACAGGTTGATGGTGGGGATGAGGCGCTCGACCGGCGACTCGCCGTACGGCGTCCAGCTGCGGGGCGCCGCGACCTTGTAAACCAGCTCGCACTTCGGGTTGCCGTCCGGCTGGAACGGCTCGGCGTTCCGCCAGGGCATGGTGAACTCGGTCTCCACCCGCCCGAAGCCGACCTGCTGGTAGGCCGGGAAGGGCGGCGCCGGCGGCGTGCCGTGGAAATCCACCAGCGGCTTGATGGTGGTGCCGTCGAGGATGCGGACCGCGTAGGGGTCGCCGTCGACGGTCCGCTGCCGGTACATCGACAGGGCGTCGATCACCAGCTGCTCGTCGAGCACCATGTAGAGCCATCCCTGGAAGTCGTGGATCTTGTCGGGGCTCTTGAGCCAGTCCTTGACCGCGGCGATCGCGGTCGTCTGCGTCTGGCTCTTCTCGTCCTTCGCCTTCACGTCCCAGCCGAAGCCCAGGACCTCGCCTTTGACGTCGTTCATGGCGTTCTTCAGCGGGTCGCAGATAGAGGCCAGCTGGCGAAGGATCTGGAACGGGGTGAGGCTGGGCGACTCGGCGCGCGGCATGAACGCCAGGTTGTAGCCGACCCACGGAAACCACTGGCGCGGCTCGTTGCCGCCGGGAAGGGTCGGAGCGAACGGCGCGCCCGGGGCGAGCTCGCGGCCGTGCCACGGATCGCCGTCGGCCATGACCGGCTGGCCCTGGGCGTCGTAGAGGATCGGCGCCAGCACGGTCTTCAGATCGAGCGGCGTCTTGCTGATGGGGCGGAGGGGCGGCGGGGCCACTTACGCGTTCTTCTCCGCGTCCTGCATCTGGGCGAGCTGGCGCTTCATCATCTCAATGTGGGCGACCGCGCCCGAGGTGGCGGCGCCCACCGCGATCAGCATCGCCATCACGATGTCGTCCTTGACGCCGGCCGGCGCGCCGAACGTCCAGGTCTGCGTCTTCGGATTCTGCTGCGACTCGTACTGGCTCAGCTCCGTCAACATCGCAGGGATCTTGGGGAGCGTCAAGGCGCCTTTCTGCATGCGGTTGAGCGCTTCGAACACCGCCACCCGCTTGTTGACGTTGTCCGTCTCCCAGCCCTGCACCTTCTTGTAGAGCTTGGCGACGTCGCTGAAGATGGTGATCCCGAGGCCGTTCTTCTCGATCACCATCTGTCCCTCGTTCCAGCGCCTGGAGTACTCCACCATCTTCTGCGGCAGGCCGGTCGGGTCGCCCGGGCGGTCCCGGTAGTAGTCGGTGACCGTGAAGCACTTCAGGCACAGCGGCATGCCCACGGTGTAATCGGAGGTGACGCCGATGTCCCAGCCGACGAGATACGGATGGCCCGGGTGCGGCTTGTCGCTGCGCTCGAGGAGCTTCCCGTCCTTCTCGAGGCGCTTCACCGCGCCGCCGAAGATCGCCTTCTCCGGCACCGCCCAGTCGGCATCGTAGAGGCGGGCGAATTCGAACGGCAGGAGCGTCTTGCGCTCGTTGTCGACGAACTGCTCGTAACGGGCGCGCTGCTCCGGGCCCAGAGCGTCGCGGCGCGTCTCCCAGGTCCACTTCAGCAGGCCCCAGTACGGGTTGTGATGCTCGTGGACCTCCTCGGTCGCCTGCTGCACCAGCTGCCAGAACTGCGAGCCGCTGCCGCCGGGGTTGCCGATGTAGCGCGCCGGGCCCAGCTGCGCCGACCGCCTCGAGCTGATGAGGGCCCGGGCGGCGCCGGTCAAGAGGCCCGCCTCGTCGACGACCAGCGCCCAGATGGAATCGCCCTGCAGGTTCTCGGGGTTCTTCCAGGACCTGCACTCGATGAGCGCCCCGTTCCAGAGGCGCAGGATCATCTCGCCGTCGCTGTAGCCCTGGCGGCCGGGCTTCAGGATGCCGGCGCTTTGCGCGATCGCCTTCATGCGCCGGTAGCCGTTGCGGGCCTGGCGCTTGGTCGGGGCGCACCACCAGTTCAGCGTCCCGGGGTGCTCGAAGGCCTGCGCCAGGAGCCAGCAGGCGCACACGAAGGTCTTGCCGATCTGGGTGGCGGAGACGACCACGAGCTCCCAGGCGGGGCTGGTGATGAGTTCGCGCTGGTACGGGAAGAGCGGCGGGAGGACGAACTCGACGAGGGCCCTGACT